GGCAATTGCCAAAGCAAAAGAAGAGCAGTCAGAGTATCCTTTTGAAGAGTTTCAATGGGGAGATCCTTATCCACAAGCGGGAGTCTATTTGTTTTGGACTGTCTTGCTACATGTGCCTGACAATGAGCTGAGTAGCGTGCTTTCAAAGGCTTGTGTGCATGGGGACACGATCATCATCGTGGAAACCATGGATGCTCATTTCCGGCGCATTGGGCCTGATTTTCAGAGGAATGAGGACGATTACGAGGTGTTGGGTGCTCGTCTTGGGTATGAGAAGTTTGCCAGCCTTACTATGGGTTCGGCTTCACTTCTGCCCAGATTGCCTGTAACTGCTTTGGTGTTGGGAAGAAAGGAGATCTAACCATGGTCGTGCTTCCGAAGGTTGGTTTTGTTGGATGTGGCAAGATGGGTCTGCCGGTGGCTGTCTTCATGTCTTTGCGTGGTCTGGATGTAATGGGGTATGATCTGGACTTACAACGGGCTTCCAAAAGCCCCAAGCCTGAGCTTGAGGCAGGGCCAGGAGGAGAGCCACAAGGATTCAACAAGTGCTTGGAGGAAAGCTCCATTCGATTCGGGACGCTTATGGAAGTCGTTAGCCATGCTGACCTTCTGTTCCTTGCGGTTCAGACACCTCACGATCCTCAGTATGAGGGGACCACGCTGATTCCTGAGACACGAAAGGACTTTGACTATTCCTTTCTCAGACGGGCCGTGCATGATATTGTGTGGCGTTGTCGGCATCGAACCAAGCCACTGGCATTGGTGGTGATGAGCACAGTTCTACCGGGGACTATGCGCAGGAAAATCATGCCCTTGCTAACTGAGCAAGTAAGATTGGTCTACAATCCCAGCTTTATTGCTATGGGAACGGCTATGCGAGACTTTCTTTATCCAGAGTTTGTCTTGATCGGTGTGGAGGATCAGTGGGCAGCAGATAAGCTGGGAGTTCTCTATGGTTCTCTCTTTGCTGGTCCCGACTGTCTTACGCATCCCCCGTTGCACTTTATGAGCATTGAGAGTGCCGAGTTAACCAAGGTGGCTTACAACTGCTACATAGGGTGGAAAATTGCCTTTGCCAATACGATCATGGAAATCTGTCATAGAATCCCGGAGGCAGATTGTGATAGTGTGATTGATGCTCTCAGCGACGCAAATCGTAGGCTGATATCTTCCTTGTATCTCAGAGGAGGTATGGGAGATGGTGGGCATTGTCATCCTCGTGACCTTATTGCCATGGGCCACTTGGCTTTACAGCTCAAGCTCAGTCACGATGTGTATGGTGATGTGATGGCTTGTCGTGAGGATCAAGCGCGTTGGAAGGCTGATTTGGTTGCTTTGGAGGCAGGGTGTACAGGACTTCCCGTTGTCCTGCTTGGGTTCTCTTTCAAGGCAAACACGAATCTGACAGCAGGTTCTCCAGCTCTGTTGGTAAGTCATATTCTAGCGGAGGAATACAATCAGGTTGTTACTCTGGTAGATCCCTTCCATGATGATCGCTGGCGGGCTTGCCTGGATTCTCCTGCTGTGTTTTTGATTGCATGTAAACACGATGTATTTCAAGACGTGCAGTTTCCTGCCGGCAGTGTGGTGATCGATCCTCATCGCTATCTTGTGGAACAGGAAGCAGTCGTGAAAGTGATCAAGTTGGGAGCAGCTGAATAGTGGGTGCGATCAGTAACAAGCATGGTTTCGTTTACATCGAGATACCGAAGACTGCCAGTCGGTCTATGCTTCATGTTCTTACCACATACTACGCCGCTTTTTGGGTTAGGAATGAACGGATTGGGGATATGGGCTTGTCCTCTTTTGCCGTAGTTCGCGATCCATACACGCGGTGTTTGAGTCTTTGGTGGTCCATTTACAGCACGAAGGGGGATCGTTATGGGCTGGATTGGATTGCCAAGCAAGGACTTGTGGAATTTATTGAGTTTTTTTGCCACAAGGATTCTTCCAAAGCTCATTTCAGGCATGCAAGCTTGTTACTCAGGCCACAGTGGCAGATTCTGCAAGACCATCCTGTTCTGCGATACGTGAGATTCGAGAGCCTGGAGGAGGACTTCAAGGCACTTTCATTCTATACAGGAGAGCCGGAACAGTTTCCTGTGCTGAATTGCAAGCCCAAGGAGAGAGGGCCAGACGAAGAGTACCTTACGCCGGAAGCGATAAAAGCAATCAATAAGTGGTGTGCTCCTGAATTCCCTTTGTTGGGGTATGAAAAGAGATGAAACTTGAACCTCCCATTTTAGTGGTGGGTATTCCTCGCAGTGGATCAAGCATGACGGCAGGAATGCTCTGGACGTGCGGAGCTTGGGTTGGGGTTGTCTCTCGCGATTGCCCGGAGCGCTCTACTGCTTTTGAGAATTTGCCTGTGAGGGACTTCATCACCAGACCTCTCCTAGTGTCCAATGGGCTCAGTGACACACCTCAGTACAACAGCTTGAATCGTGTTATGAGTGATTCCTGCTCTGTAGTTCTCAGACGCACGGTTCACAGTTACATGGATAGCCAGGGGCTTGCGAAGGACGGTGTGTGGCTTTACAAGGATGCCAGGTTGGCTCTAATGTGGCCTGTGTGGGAAAGAGCCTTTCCTGACGCTCTATGGGTGCTTGTGCGGCGTGATTTGGGTGCAATCGCTCGTTCCTGCGTTCAGACAGCGTATATGAAGGCCTGCGACACCTTTGCAGAGTGGTATGCTTGGATAGAGCGCTATGAAGAGCTATTGTACGAGATAGAGCAAAGCGTTGATCGTTCTTGCATGATTTCTCCTTCAAAGATGCTGAAAGGAGACTTCACGGAGAGCAGACGGTTGGTCGAAGGCGTAGGCTTGCAGTGGAACCAAGAAGCCGTGGAAAAATTCCTGTTCGGAAAAGAGGAACACGAAGATGGCGAGAGTAACAGCGAGTGAGGTTCGTGAGATTATTGATGTCATCGCTGCTACTGACATCACTTCTTTCATCACGACTGCCAATGTTCACGTCACAGCCGTGTTGGGTTCTGAGACCTCCCTAAGCGCGGATCAGCTCAAGCAGATCGAGCTTTACCTTGCAGCACATTTTGTGGCTATAGACCCTCGAAATCGAGTTACGAAACAAGAGAGCACAGATGGTTCTCAGGCAACTTTCGAGACCGGTGTACCCGGTCAGGGATTGAAAGCGACAACCTTTGGACAGCAGGCCATTGCCCTGGATACAACTGGTAAGCTTTCAGCCGAGACCACTCCCTTTACGTTTCGGGTAATGCCATGACAACTCCAAGGTGGGTGACAAGACGTTATGTCCAGACAGCCACATATTGGGCTTCTCCCGTGCCTACCGGAGAGGGCACTTGGACTTTTACTGCTCCTGTGGCTCTTGACGTTCGTTGGAGGGACGTTGAAGAGCATTTTGTATCGGATGGCGGGGAAGACCTCATCTCCAAGGCCACTGTAATGGCGGATCAGGAATTCAAGGGTGGCGAGTATCTGTATCTTGGGACAAGCGTAGCTACAGATCCCACACAGGTGGATGGTGCACGAAGAGTGGAGAAAAAGGAGAGAACCCCCAGTGTCAGGGGACAGTTCTTTGTGAACAAAGCATGGCTAGTCTAGCATTCTTCCAAGTTGGTATGCGGCAGCTGCCGATTTCCGTAAGCGGGATTCAGCAGACGTTGGCAAACCTACGCCGGCTTCAGAAGACTCTGTTGCTGGCGCTTCAACGTGGCTATAACGCTGCCGGAAGGCTGCTGAAGGATGAAGCGGACAAGACATGCCCGGAGGACTTGGGTAATCTGCGCAAAAGCGCTTACGTGGCCAGCGTAGATCGAAGACCCAGGACTCCGAGCTTTACAACGGGGGGTAGACCGGGATATGTCCGTGTTGCGTCCAAATTGAGTGCACAACATGGGGCTGTGGTTGCTCAAGGCAGGAATTGGGGGACAAACCAGTTTGCCATGAGCCAACCTGCGGCGGAGATTGGATACACAGCTTATTATGCAATCTACGTTCACGAGAACCCCCCGGCAATGAGCTTCCAGCGAGCCGGGGCGCGTAAGTTCTGGCTTCAACGCTCTGCTTACGAACAGGCTAATAACATGGTTGATAAGGTGATCTTGCACGCAAGGAGAACAATTCCATGAATCCTGTCATCGAGGATATCAAGGATGTACTCGTTGCTGACGGTTTGGGTACTTTTGCCGGGACCAGCGGGTGGGGTATCTTCAAGGGAATTGAGCCCAAGAAGAGCGTGAACCGAACGACAGTAACTCTGATTGGGATAGGCGGGCTTGCTCCTGAACATGTCAGTGATTCTACGGTGAACGAGCTTTTCAAAAGCATGTTTCAAGTGCGGGTGCGTGCAGGGAGTGATGCCGACGCTTATGTGGAATTCATGGCTGTGCGGAATGCTCTGGTAAAGAGAGGCAAGTTTATCCAGAATTCCACTGAGTACCAAGTGATTCGGCAAGAGGGGGATACCATTCAGCAGAACGATGGTGAGTCTTGGTGGTATTTTGCCAGTTTTATGGCCACTCGCAAGGACACGGCTTGGATTCCGCCTGCGGGGTGTGCTGGTTGG